CGTCGCCGACCCCCATGTTGCTCGCGACCTGGTCGAAGTTGGTGGCCAGATTGAGGATGTCGTCGGCGGAGCGGTGCAGGGCCTGCCCCAGGGCGGTCGCCTGGGCCTGGGCACGCACGAACCCCTGTCCGAAGGTCACCTCGGCCCGGCTCTGCAACTCCTGGAGGCTCGCTGCGGCCTCGATGGAGTTCTTCACGAACACGCCGAGGCCCGCCGCGGCCCCCACCAGGCTCAGCTGCCCCAGGCCGAAGGAGGAGAAGAAGGACGTCACCGCCTGCTTCGACTGGTCCGTGGACTGCTGCAGCTTCCCCATCTCCGTCTGGATCTGCTTGAACTTGGTCGTGGCGTCCTCCTGCACGACCAGGCGTAGGGTTTTGGTGGACGAGGAGTCGCTCATGCGGCACCAGTTTACCAGTTCCCGGCCCCAGGCGGCGTCAACCGTAGAGCTGGCGCTGCAACCCCTTCAGCTTGCCGGCAGACTCCTCCATCCGCATGAACTGCCGGAACTGCTGGTAGGTCGCCTCGTCCAGCTCCTCGATGTCTTTGGGCAGGCAGCCCAGCGCGAGGCACAGCTGGAAGATTTCATACTCCTCCGGCGGCGGGGGCGGCTGGAGAGTCGCGGTCAGGTGCGCGTCGAGTTCTTCAAGCACTTTTTTTTCCCCGCTCCCTCCCCTCCCTGCGGATGTCCATCATGGACTGCGCCAGGCTCAGGTGGTCGGTCTCGTCCAGGTTGTCGAGCCAGTCCTGGGAGGCGGTCACCTCCGCGTCCCCCTTCTTGACCCGCTCGATCATCACCAGCAGGGCGGCGTCGATGGCGACGGGGCCGTTGACGACGGGCGTCTCGCGGTGCGACTTGAAGACGGGCTTGTCCGTGGCCGGGTCGCTCTCCATGTACTCCTTGTCCACCGCCCCCCGGTCGCGCGCGGCGACGAAGGCCATCTCGGCCTTGTGCGTGAACTTCTCCTTCATGTGGACCTCGGTGGTGTCGCTGAGGGGAATGATTTTGGCCATCGGTCGGGAGGGTACGGCCCGCCGGAGTGGCGGGCAAGGCGAGGGTCTGGACGGGGCGTGCCTTCTCTTGCTCAGTACGCGGTAACTTGCGTATTCACCAGAATTGCTTCCGAAGTCAAGGCCCTGCCCACGTTGTAGGCGGCCGTGAAGCTCAGATTCTGGAAGACGATCTTGGCGTTGTCCGAGTCCTTGCCCCAGGAGTTGAAGTACACCTCGGGGAAGTCGAACTGGAGCATCGGGTTGGCCGCCGAGCCGATCGTCACGGCGGTGTTGGCGACCGTCGCCCGCATCGCCTGCGCCGTGCCCGGCAGGGCCAGGTCGCGGAGCGCCGTCGAGTTGTAGAGCAGGCTGAAGTCGCCGAGGTGCTCGAACTCCCCGTTGTGCAGGCTCGTCGGCGCGAGGGGGTCCGTGCCCCCCGTCTGGTGGACCATCTCCACGTTCTTCTTGATCTGCGTCTTGAGCCGCTTCATGGCCGTGGCCGTGGCGGCGTCGAGGCTGTTGAAGACGCTCGCGAACTTCACGCTCAGGTTCTTTCCCAGGAAGGGGTTCTCGTTCGTGTACACCGGGGTCTGCGTCGTCGTCGAGGCCAGCGGCTGGCCCATGAACTTCGAGGAGAACTTCACCAGCGCGTCGGCCTGGGCCTCGAAGTCGAGCGTGTCGCAGACGCAGTAGGAGGCCCGCTCGTCGCCCGTCACCGGGTCCTGCCCGTAGATCGTGTAGGCCGGGGGATTATTCGTGTTGAGCTTGCGGAAGACGTGGTGGCGGATCGCGGCGGGGCTCTCGATCGTACCCCCGGTCGAGGTGGCGCCCGAGGTGCCGCCCGTCAGCGTGTTGCCGGTCGTGAATGTGCCGCTCACCGGCTCGACGTACAGGCACTTGCTGGTGCCGCCGGCGTCCAGACGCCGGAGGGTGCCCGTCGCGCTGGTGACCGACTGGGTGATCGTCTCGCCCTCGACGTAGGTGCCGGTGATGGAGCCGGGGATGGGGAACTTCACGCAGGGCCACGAGGAGCCGTAGGCGGCCATGAGGAAGTGGCCGATCCAGACGTCGCGCGGCTCGCTCTGGTCGATCGTGAACTCCGTCCACTTCTCGATCGTGAACGCCTGGCGGTTCTTGTCGATGACCCCGTAGGCGGCGGTGTCGTACTCGTCCTTGATCATCGGCACCACGATTCCCTTGCTCTTGGGGATCCAGGTGGAGACGGCGACGGCCGTCCCGGACGTGGATTCCTTACCAAGCCCTATTTTCTGCAATCTGGCAATGTGCTCGTTGGACAAGGTTCAGGGGGGAAGGTCAAATAGTTGGTCGCCCGAGCCGCTCCGCCATCCTCCGCCGCGCGTCGTCCGCGTCCGTGGCGAAGACCGTCACGTCCTCCCCGTTGACGATCATCAGGAACGGGTGCAGCACCTGCTCGTCCGAAGACGGCACGGCGGGAACCTCGGGGGCCTCCTCCGCGTCGTCGGATGACTTTTTCGGCATGGCCCGAGTCTACCAGCGAAGCGGCGGCGGCGCAAAAGCGGGCACTCAGGAGGGGTTCTGCACGAGGGTCGTGACCGTGACCCGGATGAGCGCGGAACGGGCGGGGCCTTGCGCCGTCTCCACCAGCTTCACGGGGCTCGTCTGCACCTCGGTGTTCTCGACGCCGATGCCCAGCTGCCAGGCCGCCGGGCTGCCGCCGGTCCCCTGGATCCGGTTGAGGACCGCGTGGATGGCGTGGGCGAAGTCCAGCTCCGCGTCGCGCCTGCTCTTGGCGGTCGCCTCCTGCAGCACCTCCACCGCGAAGGTCCACGCCCGCTCATAGGAGACGGTGTCGGCGACCGGGGACGAGACTTCCAGGACGTAGATGCGCGCGAAGGGGTATCCCTTGTCCACGTCGCTATCGAGGCCGACGTTGACCTGCTTCAGCGTCGCGGGCACGAGGCTGGGGGACGCCGTGAGCGTGGATTCCAGGGCCAGCAGGATGTCCTTGGGGTCGTTGTTGGCGATGCCCGCAGCTTACCACGGCCGTCAGGGCGTGAGTATCTTGTCGATGGCCGCCTGCAAGATGGCGTCGGTCGCCTGCTCGCCCTGAAACTCGTTCCACAGCCAGGAGAACCACGGCCGAGGGGGGACGCCACGGGTGCCGTCGTAGACGTAGGCCGCGTAGTCCACCCCCGTGTAGATCTCGGCCGCCATGAGCCCGATCCGCCGCTTGGCGATCGACTGGCGGAGACGACCCGTGTCCACGGGGATGCCCAGCGCGTCGTAGCCGTCGCGCGGGCCGCTGACCGGCGGCAGGAGCTTGGTCTCGTCCCGGAGCATCTCCGCCGCCCGCTGCACCGCCTTGTCCATCTCGCGCTCGAACCGGTCGGGGTCCACCATGGTCCGCCACTCGTCCAGGCCGTCGATGGTGATCTGGACGCCCGACATCAGTTCTGGGTGGACAGGGTGCAGCGGCGATGGGCCAGTCCCCCGACCTGCGCGTCGAAGATGAATTTGACGTAGTAGTTGACCCCGCCGATCACCGCTTTGTCGGTGACCCGCACGTCGGCCGACGCCTCCGCGTACATCTCCCAGGCGACACTCAGGTCCCCGCCCTCCATCACGTGGTCCTTGCGGTCCAGCGGCAGGAAGGCGACGTCGAGGTTCACGTCGGGAGTGGAAGGGTACGCCTGGGAACTGCCCCCGGTCGTGGGCAGGTGGTAGATCCCGGCCGACCGGATGGCCTGGCGGGGGAACCTCACAGCGAGTAGCGGGTGAACCTCTCCAGCGACTGGTCGATCATCGCGTTGGCGCGGTCCAAATTGTACGAGCGGCTCCACGTCCCGAGCGATTCGCTCTGCACCCCCTCGTTCTCCAGGTAGAGCTTCTTGCAGACCTCCACGCAGAGCCCCTCCAGGTCCGGAGGGACGAACGGAGCGTTCGAGCCGTACTGAAGCCCCGCCGCCATCGTGACGCGGTAGTTGCGCATCCCCTCGGTGAACGTCCCCCCGGTCAGCCGCAGGACGCCCGCCGGGCGGTCCACGACGAAGCTATCGAACTCGATCAGCGATGTCGTATCCCAGACTTCCCCGGAGGACGTGCGCGACGTGAGGACGTCGAGCTTGAAGGCGACCCCCGAGGCGGCGGTCGTCTGGACCGGGAACGCGGGCAGGTGGAACTCGGCCAAGCCCGTGTCGGGGTTGACGATCGTATGCCCTCCACGCCCCTGCCGCGTGCCGTCGAAGTAGACGAAGTCCTCGTCGGGGACGCTCGTCGTCGGATGGACGTTATCAGGGGCACTCCCGGCCGCCCCGTTGTACCGCCTCGCCTTGAGGCCGTACTTGCCGTCGGGGTCCTTGCGGTTGGTCCGCTGCTCGATCCAGGAGGTCGCGCGGTTGATGAGCTGCTCCAGGTAGGCGTCGTCGGACGTGCCCGTGACCTTGAGGGAGGCCTTGAGATTCGCGAGGCTGGTCAGGGCGTCGGCGTTTACCATTCAGCCGCAGCTTACCAGGCTACGACGTGCGCCGCACGCGGGCCTGCGTCGTCCGCCTCTCCCGCGTGAGGTGATCGCGGTACGACTCCGCCTCCTCGGCCTCCAGTTCGATCACCGCCCCCTTCTCGACGATCTCGCCCCTCTTGAAGGCGAAGAAGTTCTCCTTGGCTTTGTAGAGCATGGCCGGAGGATACCACGAAAGGGGGCGGTGGCGAGCCGCCCCCCCGGTCGGATTCCCAGAATCACTTCGCCGGCTTCTCGGCCTTCACTTTCTTTTCCTCCTTCGACTCCTCCTTGGCGGGCTCGGCGGCGACTTCTTCCTTCACCTCTTCCACCGCCTCTACCTTCGGCTGGGGCTGGTGCTTGGCGGGGACGAACACCTCCAGGATGCCCGGTGCGAGTCCGTTTAGGGACGCGGCCGTCTCCGGGGCGAGGTCGTAGACCTGGCCGGACTTGATCTTGATGTTGAACTCCTCGAAGGGGCGTGAGTCGGTGGCGAAGTATTGCGTCATGGTCGGGGGGGATGGGGTACGCGGCGAGTATACCGCGAGGGGCGAAAGCCCTCATCCCTCTCCTCCGGGGAGGAGAGAGGGAGGGTTCTCAGGGCAGGGTGTGGTTCGCCTTGATGGCGACGTCCACGTAGGACGTTCCGTCGAACATCAGGTAGACGATGTCGGTCTTCGCGGCCGTGGTCGTGAGCGTCGGGGCGGAGCCGCCGGCCCATTTGACCGTTGCGGGCCACGTCGCCAGACGCGACCCGGTAGCGTCCTGCGTGATCTTGATGCAGTAGATCTCGCCCTCCTGCGGGTTGGAGAACGTGAACGTGCGGCTGCCGGCGAACGTGACCTTGTGGTTGTTGCTGATGCTGAAGTCCACGGCGACCGTTGCCGCGTCCGTCAGCGCGTTGAAGTTCGATTTTGCCTGCATAAGGGATACGGGTGGGAGGGGGTAATGGATCGAGTATAGCAGGAGGTGCCCCCTTCCCGGAATGGGCGCTGCCGTGGCGTGGTGCTAGGCGGCCTTGCCGTGCCGCTCCTCCCAGTGCTGGATGCGGTGACACCTGCAACATTGTGGTTCACACTTCGCTATTTCCGCGAGGAGCCGCTCGTGGCTGACCATGTGGGCGGTGTTCAGGTTGAAGCTCTTGGTGGCCGGGTCGATGTGGTGGAAGTCCAGCAGGAGCGGGTCCTTCTCCCCGCACGTCACGCAGGAGAGCGTGCTCTTGTACGCCTGGAACCACTGCCGGTTCTTCTCCTGCCAGGCGAGCGTGTACCGGGAAGGGCCGTCGGTCTTTCTCGGCTTCAAAGCCCGCTCCGCGGCGTGCAAGCGGCGGTGGCAGGGCTCGCAGAGGCACACGGTCTTGGCGAGCTCCTCTTCGACTTTCGTCCGGCCCATGTACCGGGCCGCCTGGGAGATCGCGTATTTCTTCTGGGTCGGGTCGCGGTGGTGGAAGGTAAGGACGGCCGGGTGCTTCTCTCCACACTGCTGGCAGCACATGCCGGCCTTGAGGGCGTAGTAGGCTTCCAGACGCTTTTGGTAGAGGCGGCGGTTGCGAATCCGATACCCTTCGGGGTTCCGCTTACGGGAGGTTCTCGCCCAGACTTTGACCTTGTTGGGGTTCTTGCGGGCGTACTTCTTCACATACCCGATGTGCCGCTGGGGGTCGAGTGCGTACAGCCGCCGCTTCATGGCGCGTTCTTTCTCGCCCTGCACCGGGTCGAGACGCCTGGACCGCATGTATTCGTTGTTGTACTTGCGGAGCTTCTCCCGATTCTTTTCACGCCACTTCCGCTGGTACTCGCGGTTGTACCGCCGCCGATGCTCACTGCTCTTTGACACTCAAGCACCTTGCCCCATCCGTTCAGGCGGGGCAAGGTGCTTCTGTGTAATGATTGTGTTCAGACTTTTTGGCTTATTAGGTGGCAGAAGTCGAGAGGCGGGAGAAACTTTGATCGTCAATGGTCTGCACGTCAAGTAATTCATTGATTCTCAGCGCATAACTGCTCGTGGTATTGAGGTTCACGGCCCCGACGTTACCCTGGCTCAGCAGGTCGATCATGAATCCGTTCTTGTAGCCGACCCAGCGGTAGTTCAGGTTGCCGAAGCAGGCGAACTGCGTGGCCGCCGTCGCGGAGGCCGGCAGGGAGAGCACGCGGCGGACCGGGTGGCCGTAGATCTGGCGGCCGGACTGCAGGTCCTGCACGTTGCCCCAGATGTACTGGTTCGTCGTGCCCTTGAGCGCGAGCAGGCTCTGGATGACGGACTTGTTGACCCAGAACTGCGCCACTCCGCCGCCGACCATGCCGGAGCCCTGCACGTCCTCGTCGGGCACGTACTGCTCGGCGAGCTGGAAGATCAGCGCGGCCATGTCGTCGAAGGTGACCTGGCCGGACGTCGTCTTGCCGGACGAGGAGGAGCTGCCGAGGTAGACCCGGTTGGTCGTGGAGTCGAGCAGGTCCGACCACGCGGCGTCGGAGGTGTTGAAGCAAATTTCATCTTCCTTGCGGTTCAGTTCGATCGTCGCGACGTTCGTGAGCATCTGGACCAGCTCCGGCCGCGCGTTCTCGAAGAGTTCGATGGAGAAGGGGTTCGTCAGGGCCGTCAGCTTCTTGATCGTCCAGGTCGCCTGGGCGAACGTCGGCTGGCTGCCAGTCGCTCCCGCGAGTTCCGCGACGGTATTCGCCGTCATGTTCGCGGTGATCTTCGGCAGGCGCATGATGTTGCTCTCCATCTGGAACCAGTAGGCGTACTTGCGCAGCAAGCTGACGCGGGCCAGGTTCTCGTAGAGCATCGTGTTCCAGATCTCCGGGGACATGAAGCCCCCCTCGGAGCCGGTGCCGACGTCCAGGTTGCGGACCTCGCGGCCGGTGCGCTGGAGGTAGTCCTTCTCGTAGCTGTAGGCGTCGTGCAGCTCCGCCGGCTTGGCCCGGCCGGTGCCGGAGCGGGCGATGGCGCGGAAGACCTTGGCGGCCTCGACGCAGTCGGCGTGGAAGCGCTCCTTGCGGCGCATCTCCTTGGAGACGGTGTCGTCGGCCAGGCCCTGGGCGCTGGAGACGTCCATCTTGTAGCGGCGCACGGCCGTAGCTGCTGCCTCCTCGGCGACCTTCTTGGCGTCATCGACGCTGGAGAGGGCGCGGGTGAGCTGCTCGTCGGTGAGCATGATCTCGGGGGCGCGCTCCTCCATCTTGGCGAGGTTGTGTTCGTTGCTGAAATCGGCGAGCATCTTGGCCTGCTCTTCAGGCGTCTTGCCCGCCATCCGCTTGGCCAGTCCGTCGATCGCCGTGTCCAGCGAGACGTCCGCCGTTTGGGTGGGACTCATGGTGGTTATGGGGGAATGAGAGTGTCCGCGAGAGTGGTGGACTCAGGCGGCCAGGATCTCACCCAGCCTGCTCACAGGATACCCGTGCCGGAGGGCTTCTTCGGCGGTCTCGCGCATCTGCTTCTCCTTGAGGGAGCGGAGCTTCAGTGCGAGTGATAGCGGGATGCGTGCAGAGGCCTTCTGCACGGGTGCCTGCGGGGCTTCCGCCGGCGGTGATACGGTGGATGATTCGGTGTAGGTCACCTCCTTCTCTTCCTCCTTCGCCCGGTCGGAGTGTTCGACGTTGTCCTTCGCCTTCGGGTCTTCCACGTTGGCGCGGCCCTCCTCCTTCGTCTCCTCGGACTGCGTGTAGTTGGGGCTCTCGACGTTGCCAGGGTCCTTCGGGTCTTCCACGTTCCCCGCGCCCATCTGCTCGATCTTCGCCTTCATCTCGCCGACCTGGGCCGTCACGGCGTCGAGCTGGCCCTGGAGGGCGGTCAGCCCCTCGCCCATCTTCTGCCAGGCGTCGGACTCGTCGGCGGGGGCGGACTCGCCGCGGATCTGGTAGAACTTCTTGAGGACGCCGGTGGCGGCCTTGTTGACCGGCTGCTTCTTCTCGAAGTAGCTGATGCACTTCTGGACGTACTCGGCGGTCATCTTCTGGGCCATGCGCTCGATCGCCTCGGGGAGTGCCGCCTCGACCTCCGGCGTGACTTCCGGGGCGGGTTCGGCGGTGACTTCCGGAGCCGTCTCCTTCGCGGGTTCGGCGGGCGTCTCCTCCGGCTTCACTTCGGGGGCGGACTCGGCTGCGTCGGCGGGCATGGGCTCGGTGGGGAGGGGGGTGGCCGGTTCGGGGGTCGCTTCCAGGGCCTTGGCCATCTCCTCGACCTGCTGGAGGCGCTTCTGGATGTCCGGGATCTCCGACTCGCGGTTGAGCTTGCGGGAGCGGGCGTTGATCTGGGCCTCGTCGTTGCTGGGGATCGTCACGAAGGCGATCTCCAGGAGCCGGGCCTTCCTGTAGACGGGGACCTGGGTCGAGCCCTCCATCGTCATCTCGGTCTCGATGGGGTCGAAGCCGACGGAGGTCGCGGGGATGAAGCCGTCGGCGGCCAGGTCGTAGCACTCGTCGGCGAACTGGAAGATGCCCTTGCGGGGGAACTTCGCGGTGCCGACCAGCTGCCCGTTCTCCACGCGCAGGTTGATGGCCTTGCCGATGGGCCTGCCGCCCGAGGGCGTGTAGCCGCGGTCGTCGTGGGCCCAGGTGATGGGGATCTTGGTCGCGAACTGCCAGCCGTTCTGGTCGATCCTCGTGCCGTAGCTGTCCTTGGCGAAGGTGCTGGCGACGAAGTCGATCGTGCGGTCCGCCGCGTTGACCGAGCGGATCTGCAACTCGGAGTGGCCGTACCTTGTCTCTTGGGGCATCGTCAGGAGGGGAGGCGGGAGAGGACGCGGCGGCGCTGCTGATCGAACTCTCGACGCAATGCTAGCACGAACCGTACTTCCAGGGAACCGTGGATGCGGATGAACATGTCGTAGAGCTTCAGCCGGCGGCCCTCGGGCGTGTTCGCGGCGACGATGGTGCAGCGACACTGAGCCAATTCGGATACCGGGAGGTTCGCATCCCCCGGTGCCTGGGCCTGCGATCCTCCCACGGTGAACAGGCCGTCGATCGGGACCACCTGGCCGTTGGCCGCCGCGTGCGTCTCCCGCTCCCGCCCGTCCATGACGGTACTCCACTGCTTGTACGTCTGCCCCTCGTCCTGCAGCGCCGCGAGCGTGCCCTGGTTGATGACGCCGGTGAGTTCCGTGCGGGCGATCAGTTTGGAGCGGACGACGGACATCTGGTCGAACTCGTCGCGCAGGGCTTTGGCGAGCTTCGCACTCCCCCACCCCCCGTCCACGGCCTGCTGCAAGAGTCCTTTCAGCGTCTCCTCCGTCGTGTCGGTGATGAGGGACGCCTTCTCGAATGCCTGGCGCTCGATGGACTTGCGGACGGCGGTGGCGAACGCCCCCGGAGGGTTGTACCCGGAGCCCTGCGAGAGTCCCAGGTCGATCCCCTTCTGGAAGCCCAGCAGCATGTACTGCTTGAGCGTCTCCGCCATGACCTTCCTCTCCTGCTCGGTGTAGAAGAGGCCGTCTAGCGGCGGGACTCCTCCGCCTTCGTCTTCGGGGG